TGAAATTTTAAAAAATGCTTCTTTTATGTTGTATCCTACTGAATTTCCAGAAACATTTGGTATATCAGCTTTAGAATCTATACTTTATAAGACTCCGTTAATCACATCGCGTTTTGGCGCTCTTGAAGAAACAGCGCTTGAACTTGCTTGCTATAAACAAAATTATGCCAATTGTCCAAATGGTTTATTTCCGAATATCGATAGAAAACAACAAGCAAAACTATTTGTTGATATGACTATAAATGCATATAACGACGAGTATCTCTTACAGCAAAAACAAAACTATTGTGATGTGATTGACGATATAGCTGGATGGGACACTATAGCGCTACAGTGGCAGCAGCAATTTTATCGTAAATTAAAATTATATCTTCCTGCATTCGAATATAGAAAAGTTTCTTTAATTAATGATAAAGTGAAAAGAATATATGGCAGAAGATTTGAAAATGCTGTAGAAAGAACTGAATATAGAACTACGTATCCAGAAAAAAGAATTGTAATAATTTCGCCTTTTCGCAACGCAGATGATTATATTGTAGATCATTGTTTATCTATTGATCAACAAGATTATGATAACTACTTGCATATTGTTATTGATGATAATTCAGATAATACTATAGAACTTCCACAACACAGGAAAAGAATAATTATTAGAAACGACGAGCGATGCGGATGTATTGCGAATCAATTGAACGCGTTTTGCAGAGTTGAAGATGACGATATTGTTATTTTACTAGATGGAGATGACTTTTTAACATGTAACAACACTATATTTAAATATTATAATCAGCTTTATCATGAAGGTTTTGAATTTACGTATGGATCAATGTGGAGTCTTGCAGATAATATTCCGCTTATTGCTCAAGATTATTCGGCAAAAGTTAAATCTACTAAGTCGTATAAGAAACATTTGTTTAACTGGAAAATACCATATACACATTTAAGAACTGTTTTGGGTTCACACGTTAAAAAAGTAGAACCTTCTAACTATAAAAAACCAGGTAAAGGTTTTATGATGAGTGGAGCAGATAATCCACTTTTCTATGAGTTGATAGAAATGGTTGAGCCTAATAAAATTAAAGCTGTCAAAGAGATTGTGTGTTATTATAATGACGTCAATCCCTTAAACGACTATAAAGTAAATCCCGATGAGCAAAACGAAAATGCTTATTCGTCATACAAATCTAAAGATGAAAATAAAATGAAACAGATATTAATTGCCATTCCTACAAATAAAGGAATTGAACCAGAAACTTTTAAATCAATTTATAATCTTATTTTGCCAGAAAACGTCAAAACTAATTTTGAATTTTTCCATGGTTATCAAATAGATCAAATTAGAAATCTTATTGCCGAATGGGGAAAAAATTATGATTATGTTTTTTGCGTAGATAGCGATATGATTTTACCTGAAGATGCTCTAGTGAAATTATATGAGTCAGATAAAGATATTATCTCTGGCGTCTATATGCAAAGAAAACATGAAGAACAAATTTTAGAATTATATAATGAAAAAGGAAATATAGCTGCTAATGAATTAATTCATGGTTTGATGGAAGTTAAAGGATGTGGCTTTGGTTGTGTATTAGTAAAAGGCACAGTATTTAATGAAATGAAATACCCTCACTTTCAATATAAATCTGCGTTAAATCACAATGACACATATTCTGAAGATACATATTTCTGTGATAGAGCTAAAGAACAAGGATTTGAAGTTTGGGCAGATACAACTTTAATTTGCGAGCATGTAGGATCTCACAAATTTGTTCCAAAAATATCTTATAAAGCTACTAATACACATACTTCTAAAGAAAGTTATGATCATTTGATTGAAAGATCAAAAGAAGATGTGATGCTCCCTTTTCACTTGAATTACTTANCAGACATGAAAGAAAGATGGAATTTAAATCCTAGAGTAATATATGATATTGGCGCTAGTTGTTTGCATTGGACCAATATGGCTCAAAAAGTTTGGAACAACGACACAAAATACATTGCGTTCGACGCTCTTGAAGAATATAAAAGTGTCTATGAATATTACGGAGTAGATTATGCTATTGCTTTATTGAGTAAACAAAAAGAAGTTCGAACGTTTCATACAAATATAGAACATCCAGCTGGTGGAAGCATGTATATNGAAAAAGACAATAAGGAATTATATGATGACCATAGGCAAATGGGAACTATGACTTTAGACGAAATAGTAGAGTTAAACAATTTTCCTCTTCCAACAGTAATTAAAATAGATGTTCAAGGCGCGGAGCGAGATGTATTAGAAGGTGCTACTAAGACTTTAAAGAGTGTACAGCATTTAATTATCGAAGTACAATCCGCTGAGTATAACGAAGGAGCTCCACTCAAAGAAGAAACATTCAGCTACTTAGATAGTTTAGGATTTAGGAATGTGGCAGAAATTGTTAATTACGGTCCTGACGCAGATTTTCATTTTATAAGGAAAAATTTATATAAATAGTCATAAGAAAACTTAACTACGGAGATCTATATGGCGAATCCAACCACACGAGCTGAGCTGATAGAATATTGCAAAAGACGATTGGGTGATCCTGTAATAGAGATCAACGTAGATGACGATCAAGTAGAAGATCGAGTCGATGAAGCTTTGCAATACTATCAAGAGTTTCATTCAGACGCAACTGTTAGAACATTTTTAAAACATTTGGTGACAGCAGCAGATGTCACTAATAAATACATTCCTATTTCATCTGATGTGATATTTGTATCACGTTTGTTTCCAATGACTAGCTCATTCGCTGGAGGACATAATTTCTTTGGTATGAAATATCAGATGATGTTAAATAATATACATGATTTGCAAACTTTTGCTGGTGATTTAGCGTACTATGAACAGCTAAATCAATATCTTTCCACGTTAGATTTTCAGCTAAATGGAACACCACAAGTAACGTTCCAAAGGCACGCTGATAGACTACACATTCATGGTGATTTCCAAGATGACGCGATTGTAGAAGGCGCTTATTTGGTTGCTGAAGTTTTTCAAACTGTGGATCCGGATCAGTACACTTCTGTATATAACGATATGTGGCTTAAAGAATATACAACTTCATTAATTAAAGAGCAATGGGGACAAAATTTAATTAAATTCGAAGGCATGCAATTGCCTGGTGGCGTGACAATAAATGGTCGCCAAATTTATGACGATGCTAAAGGCGAGATAGAGCAGCTTAGAGAAAGAATTAGATTAGAACAAGAACTTCCAGCAGATTTCTTTGTAGGTTAACATGCGCAATTTTTATTTCTCGGATAAAGTAAAATCAGAACAAAACCTCTATGAAGATATTGTCATAGAGTCGCTAAAGATGTATGGCCAAGACTTATATTATTTACCGAGAGATACAGTCGGTGAAGATAAAATCTTAGGAGATGAAGTTCCAGCAAGATTCAATTCTAATCATAAAATAGAAATGTACATAGAAAACACTGAAGGATTCGATGGTGAAGGTGATTTATTTACTCGCTTTGGTGTAGAGATTAGAGATGAATGCACATTTGTAGTATCAAGGCGAAGGTGGATTCAACAGGTACAACGAATGGATGCTGAAGTAACATTAGCTAGACCATTAGAAGGTGATATGATTTATGTTCCAATGTCTAAATCTTTATTTCAAATTACTCACGTAGAACATGAACAGCCTTTTTATCAATTAAACAATTTACCTGTATTTAAACTAAGAGCTCAATTAGCAGAATACAACGATGAAAACCTAGATACTGGTGTTGGAGATATTGATTCAATAGAACAAGAAACTGCGTTTACTTATCAACTTGAAATGGCTGCGGGTGAATCTTCATCACCATTCAACACTGGTGATACAATAGAACAAACTATGGGAAGCGGCGCAATTATCACTGGTAAAGTATCTGCTTGGGTTCCATCTACGTTACAGTTGTCTGTGGTTCACACTGCAGCTAGTGATGGAGAATACCATTCATGGCTAGCTGGTACTATTAGATTAACTAGTAACACACCTCCAACAAACCATATTGTTTCAGCTGTTAGAGAAGATATGAAACAATCAAATACTGAACAGAATTTAGATTTTGAAACTGCAGCTGGAGATTTCTTAGACTTCAGCGAAGATAATCCGTTTGGAGATCCTAATGACTGATGATATTTTTGATTTTGGATTTACCGCTGTCGACGAATCTGAACTTGAAGCAGTTCAAGCGCTCGGAGCAACTGCAAAAGACGAAGAAACCAAAGCTAGTTCTACACAAGAAAAATTAGATAAATTGTATAACGCTGTAGTGCCTCTTCTAAATAACCTTAAGAAAAATCCTGAGAAAGATTATATTCTTTGGCCTGAAAGATTAACTAAGGTCGAAGCTTTTGAAGATCTCCTGCAGAAAATTTATAAAGGCTAGCTTATGTTTGGTTCTCATTTTTATCACGAAAAAATACGAAAAACTGTTTCTATATTTGGGACGATGTTTAATAATATCTACGTAGTGCGTAGAAACCAGAGTGGTAGTGGATCAACAAGTCAAGTAAAAGTTCCTTTAGCTTATGCTCCAAAAAATAAATATCTTGAAAGAATAAGAGAAGCTAGTGATTTAGTTAACGACACTAAAGTTGCGATCAAATTGCCTAGAATGTCGTTTGAAATAATATCAATGGCCTATGATCATACACGCCAGCTTACTAAAGTTGGAAATTTTAATACATCTGGATCTTCTATCTCAAATAGGCAAAAATTCAATAATCCAGTTCCATACAGTATTAATTTTCAATTGAATATCTATGCTAAAACTCAAGACGATGCTTTGCAAATGGTAGAACAAATTCTACCAACTTTCAATCCACAATATACTCTTTCAATATTTCCGTTTAAGACAGAATATCCTGCGTTTAAAGAAGATATTCCAATTATTATTCAAGGGATATCGTTTTCAGATGATTTTGATGGTCCACAAGAAGCTAGAAGAACTATTATATACACCTTAGATTTCGAAATGAAAATCAATTTCTATGGACCAATTGCTAACAAAAGTATTATACGTAGTGCAGAAACAGCGCTCTTTGATATTGG